AATTCGTTAGGAATTTACAGAGAGGATACAGAGGATGTTACAAAAACGATGAAGTGGCCAGAGCGGGAATCGAACCTGCGACACACGGATTTTCAGTCGTTAGAGGAAAAGATAGATAAACTGTTACAGCTAGTACAGAAAGATCAGTAAGACCAGATCCAGGGACGGGGAGATTTTGAGGTGTTATTTAAATCATCACAATGAAGGAACCTAGTACTCCTCGGTCCAGCCATCTTAAATCCGAGTCCGGTCATTCCGTACTTCAAACAAAGTTTCATGAGTTCATAGGCTTCCTGACCGTATATCAGAATGTCTACGGCTCTTCCTGTGGTATGTGGTCCAGTGGGTCCAGTGGATGAAATCTCATCGTTATAACGTGGACATCTGTAGGCAGAACTAATGACCATCGGTTGCTGATATTCATCTCGGATCAATTGTAGTTTTTCTAAAAAAGCCACGTTCATCTGATTTCCACCACAGCAATTACAACTGAGTTCTCTATGTTTGAAGTTCCGAGTTTCGATCATTTCTTCATCCGTTTGAACATTTTGATTCCCATCACCAATCCTGCTGGAGCACCGAGGGCAACCAGACCCATTTCCAGAAATCCGGTTTCTAAAGCGAGGTTAAATAATTCTTCCATTTACATCTCCTGAGTAATTCCACCACAGACCTGGGCATAGTAGAGAGACTGTTCTTCTCGTTCTAAATCACTAAGGGCCAGCAACTGGTCATGAGTATAGTTCTCTCGGAACTTATCGATGACACAACTGCATCCTTGACTAGCCATACTGAACGCAAAGTTCCACGGCATTCCCTTGGATTCGTAAGTCGGAATCATCCTGCTCGTACACTTGCCTGTCCAAAGAAACAGATAGTGGGTTTTGTAATCCAATTCTGTAGCAACTGCTGTCGTACTGAGGAGCAACAGGGGAAGCAGGAGTTTCACCGAGTCCCTTTATTGATCGACTCCTCTAGTTTGGTAATTGCGATTTTCATTTCCAGTAGTGTACTGTTCGTTTCTTTTAAAACACCAGTTAGTGCCTGATTGGACTCCTTCATCAAGAGTCGTAATTCCTGGTCTGCGAGGTCATCTTTGGTCAACCACTGGGTCCGCTCTCGCTCAAACCCCTTGAGGAGATAGACCACAAGCCATGCAGAAAAGCACAGGGCAGCAGTCACTACTCCGACCTCATTGATTATCGATACTATTCCTGTTGCTTCTGCTGGCATGGTACTCGGCCTTGTTAATCGTTAGGAGGTGTGGGCCACGTTATGCCCGTTAGGTTCCCGTCTGCGTCTAGTGAAGGAGTCTGCGTTGTGATGTCCCGAAGAGCCTGTCGATATGTCTGCCACTCGGTCTGATTAGTACCTGGGTAGTCAGCTACCATTCGCCAATCGGATTGTGCTAGGAGTTGGTTGCGTTGTTCTCTTAGTAAACGTAGTGGTTCTGCTGCTTGAAGTTCTGCAATTTTTGCTTGGATCTGTGCTTCTGTTGGTTGTGAATCGACTGATTCCCATAACCAAATTCCAACATCCTGCGACCAATTAAAAACAGCATTTGGACACAACTGATGAATCGCTTTAGGCTCAAGTCTATTTCTCATGGCGCAATCTCCTGTAAAAGCAACACACATCCATAACTTGCAGTCAGTTGATTATTTATGAAAGCCGAGTTTGTATAACTGTTTCTGGCTGCAAATTTGGGGATATACGTTAGAGTGGTTCCACTGGACTGGGTTGGAGCATGTAAATAAACTAAAGTCGCTGGATTAGCCATTGTACTCGTTGTGTCCGTTGCATAGCCAATCAAATCATCTAATTTTTGGTCTAATGAAGTCACAGATTCAGTGATTTTCAACTGCAATGCTGCAAGTGTGTTTGCTGTTGTTCCAGCACCTGATAAAAAAATAGTTACAAGGATTTGCGAATTAGCTACGGACGTAGTAATCGATTTTTCAAATTCATTGTCTGCAATCGCTCCGTAGGTCGCAGAGCTGAACAACGTGTAGGTGGCGTAATTCTGTGAGACTGTTTGAATAATATGCCCAGCAGGAAACACTACCCCAGAGCCAATCGTGCCTCCCGAAATCGTCTGAGCAAACGTAGCATTGCCGCTGGAATCAATCGTCAATCCCGTCACACCAGCATTAGAACTGTCTCCCTGCAACGTCAGACTACCGTTGGTCGTATTCGGCCTAATCGTGTCTAGTTCTGCTGTAATGCTACCAGATGACTCGGTTGCCATCGTAGTCGAGTTTAATTGAATTTCACCTGCCATTCCTAACCTCTAACGTGAAGGGTTCCGGTTGTATTGATCGTACCTGTGGTGTTTAAAAGCCCATCAAAGACCAGCAGTTTGCCTGCGATTGTCACCGTGTTTGAAAAAGAGATAGGCCCAACGTAAAATCTGTGATTTCCTAAACTGATCGTTTCTGCAGTGCTGATCGAGTTTGCGTGTTCCAAATCTGATAGACCCCCACCACCACCACCCGACTGATTTACAAAGCTCAGATTCCCAGCACCATCCGTCTTGAGTACTTGATCTGCGGAACCGTCACTAGTCGGCCAAGAAAGTCCGTCTAAGATGATCTTACCCGTAGTATCGGGAGTGATGCTGATGTTCCCTGCAGAAGCCGAAACAATCGACTGGCCATTAACATCCAGGTTGCCACCGAGTTGTGGACTCGTATCACTGACGATATCGCTTAATCCACCACCACCCGTTGCTGCTTCCCACGCAACTCCACCTGTGCCATCTGCAGTCAGAACATATCCATCCGTGGCATCAGTGACCCCATTGTTTGATCCCAGATCTGCAGCATTCAGTGATGCTAAAGAAGTAACTCCAGTTCCTCCGTTAGCTACGGGAAGAGTCCCAGAAACGTCAGCAGTCAGATCAATTGGACCAAGTGTAATTGCCTGAGAAGATAGACTGAGGTAATCGTGAGAAGTGGTGACTAACGTCACATTGGTACTATTATCCGTTCCTGCCGGATCTACCCCCAGAGCAGTTCTTGCATCAGAAGCAGTCGTGCTTCCGGTTCCCCCTAGAGAGACAGGGACTGTCCCTGCAGTAATTTCTTGTCCTGAGATCGTTAAATAATTAGAGGTGACTGTTGCTAGCGTGACATTGGTCGAGTTGTCTGTTCCTGCTGGGTCCACACCGAGTGCTGTCCGTGCATCTGATGCTGTAGTCGAACCAGTACCTCCGAGAGTGACGGGAACCGTACCTGCTGTAATCTGCTGTCCTGATAGGCTGAGATAGTTCCCTGTGACGGTAGCGAGAGTAACGTCAGTGCTGTTGTCTGTTCCTGCCGGATCGACTCCTAAAGCTGTCCTTGCCCCGGAAGCAGTTGTAGCACCCGTACCACCGAGGGAAACCGGAACAGTTCCAGCCGTAATCACTTGATTGGAAATCGTTAAATAATTTCCGGTAACAGTCGCTAACGAAGTGGTCACAGGTTCAAAAGCAGATCCTGTGTAGTACTTTAATATCGAATTGGTCTCATCGTACCAGAGGTCTCCAGCATCAGCAGAACCACCGTATGGGTCGGTAGCCGAAGATTTGTATTGTCCCTGGAAAGAAGCCAGTGCTGCTTCTGCATTGGTCTCGGCTGTTTCTGCTCCCGTCTTTGCAGTCTCTGCAGCTTCCTTCAGTGTCCTGACCGTCTCTACGTCTACGAGAAGTTCAAAGTAACTGGTATTGCTTAAAGCTGTTCCAACAGGAGCATCTACCTTTGTGAAATAAACATTGTCATTCGTGGCATCTCGTACTAGGTCACGGACTACATAAGCTGCATAAGCATCATAATTTCCTCTAAAAGTCCCGATCTCTTGCGTGGTCACGAAATTACCAGAGTCATCGAAAGCCAGTAGCTTTCCGGCAAGATCTCCGGTTCCTGCTGCTAATTTCAGTGAGGTTGTTTCTGACTCATTGACTGTTTCATCGAATCCGACTGACTTGTCCGCAAGATTCTTTACCTGCTGGCACATCATCGTGAGCTTGTCGAATGCGGCTTCTAAAGTTTCAGCATCTAGGATATCGTTGTTTGCGTAGTCCACTGTCTGGAGAAAGTCGGTCTCTCGGATAAAGGAAACAACCACTCCGGTTCCTGGTGCAGTCACAAAAGTAACGGTTCCTGTGCTGTCCGGATCTGTCAGAGTGTAGTGCGTGGTGATCGTCTGAAGAGTTCCACCTAGATAGACCTTAACCTGAGACTTCTCGGTGTAGGGGAAATTGACAGTAAATTGAGTAGTGGAATTGTTCCCTGTGTACTGAACCTGATTCCGGAGTACTGAGACCGTCATAAAGATCCTCCATACGGAACGACTTCAGCAGGAGACAGTCCAGGCAAGAAGTTCTGGTTGTTTTCTCGTTGGAAGCGATTCTGCATTCTCATTAATGCCCCTGGATGTAGCATTTCCTGAATCTGGTAGTTGATTGCATAATCAAGAATTGTTCTGGAAGCCCAAAAGTTGACATAAGGAGTGTTGTTGTACAGTGCTTTCCAAGCAGTTTTCCCAATTTCTCCAACAGTTTCATCTCCTCTCAGTACTGCGGCTGTTGCTCCAGCCACTGCAAATACATCTTGTGCTGTTCCAATTGTAGGTCCACCGAGTAAATCGGCAAGACCATAACCGTACTTGCGAACATC